GAAGGCATTAAAGAACTAAAAGTAGAAATAGAAAATATAAAAGATGCCACAAGAAATAAATAGTTCAGGTTCAGTATCTCTTGGTGGATCAACCGCAGGAGAATCAGTCAATTTGACTCTTGGGTCAAGCGCTACTGCACAAAGAAGCATGAATGATGCTGATGTAAGAAAATTAGCGGCTACTACAGTATCCTCCCCTGCAAACGCAGTTTTGACTAGTGGCAATCCAATATCTTTTTCAAGTTTTTACGGCAGAGCTGGGTATTCTACAATAGATTTTTCACCTTCTTATATCGGCGGCACTACGCAAAAATATATAGGCGGAAGGATAACAGACGGAGTAACTACAACTAATTTTGGTAATTATTCTGACGCTATAAGTGGTTATACAAACGGTAGTTTTACATTCAGTTATGATACCGCTGCGGGTAGAGGATTAGCCGTAACAATTAGTATAGTGGCAGGCTTTGCTGCAGCAAATGGATTATCTACTGATTATGTAAAAGCACAAATTTCTGGAGGAGACGGCGTGTATCAAGACATTACGCAAACTCAATACCTACAACAAACAGGATCAGGTACTAATCCTTCCACAGGTTCTGTTTTAGGTACCACACAAAGAGTCATGCAAACATCGCAAATTACAAGCGGCAACGGAACGCAAACACAATTTACTTTTGGGTTTACCAATTCTGCTGGAGGCATACCTAATTCTTTTATAGGAAGAACTCTTACAATAGAATACGAAAATGGCACGCCTACAGGTAACAAGTACACTTATATAATAAATTTAACATGATAATAGACGAATACGACGGATTAAATAAAGTAACTAATTACGATCCAGAATACGACGAGGAGGAGTAAGATGGCTAAAGCAAAACCTTTTACATATACAAAACGCGGCAGACCGAGCAAAGCTGATATAGCAGCTAGAAAAAAAGCAGAGCGACAAGAGTTCTATAAAATGGCTTTTTCCATTCTTGGTATCGTAGTTATTTTAGGAATTATAATTTTTTCAGCATCTTCTTCAAAATTAAGTGCTGAGAGTGCATCTTTTACTAATCAATCTTATGAGCAGATCAGGTAAAAATACGGTGTCTAATAAAAACGCATTGGCTCAAATACAAGCGCACGAGAAAGAGTGTGCGATTCGCTATCAAAACATAGAAAGAAGATTACAAGAAGGATCAAAAAGGTTTGATCGTTTAGAAGCGATGCTTTGGGCGGTTTATCCGTTTATCGTGGGTACCGTGATACTAGCGAGGTTTATATGAACCAAGAGCCGATAAAGAAAAAGCTAGAACTGGACATTGATGTAACACCACATAATCAGGGGGCTAACCCGTATCAGAAGTGGATACATCTAGCTAGAGCAATAGATTCTTGGCGGATCTTTCCTAGGTTATTTTTGAGCGTCTACATATTTCTCCTATATTATTCAACTATGTGGTTCATGGGCCTAGAAGATCCGTCTCTAGAACAGAGCGGACTTATATCTATCATTGTGGGGGCAGGGGCAGCTTGGTTTGGTTTGTACGCAGGTACATCAAATTCAAGTAAAAACTTTAAAGGCGAGGATTAAGTGGAGTGGTTCAACCTAATTGCAGAGTTAGGTGTACCTATCGCTGGAGCCCTAGTCATGGCTTATTTTATCTTTCTTGTTATGAAACAACTCATGGACGGGTTAGTATCTGAGATAAAAGTAGTACAAGGCATAACACAAATGTTAATTACCAGAGCATCCATTATGAATAACGACATGATTCGTATAGATACCAGTGTATCTAGCGCTCTTGATCTTAGCCCGGATTTAAATCGTATAGCCAGAGCAGAGAACTTTGTTGAAGACGGTAAGATAGACGCCAGAAGAGACTGATGGATATAGTCCAGATAGTTTCAGATTTTGGGTTTCCTGTCGTTATGGTTGTTGGTCTAGGTTACTTTGTATATTTTGTTTGGCAAACAGTTACGAATGTTATTGACCCAGCAGTACAAGAGATGAAAGCCACAATCATACGACTTACCGATCAGCTTCGTCTCTTAGATCAAGACATGATCAGACTTCAACAAAAAGTAAATACGGTGTTAGAATTAAAAGAAGAACACAAACTCAAGGACCCTGATGATGAAAACTTGGAAAGAGTACAAAAGAAGACAGATTAAAACAATAATGATATTTATTATTGTTACTAGCATTTTATTTTTCTTTCCAACTTTCTTGCTTGGTGATGAAATGGTGTTTAAGTTTAAGTCGCCAAGTTTTTCTGGTCTGAACACTTCACAGCATTATCTTACGATTGAAAACCAACAGTTCTCTAGAAAACAAGCTATAGAAGACGACAAACAAGCTTTGTTAGATGAAACTGAAAGAGAAGCTAATAACAGCACCCTTGCTAGATTTATTAGAAACTTAGAGTCAAGGGTGTACGCTAAATTATCTTCTCAGTTGGTAGAAAGTTTGTTTGGTGAAAACCCACAAACGTCTGGTTCTATAGAACTAGAGGGCAACACCATAGAATACGAAGTTGATGAGGAGTACATTACACTAACGGTAACGGATGAAAACGGCGAAACAACTACTATTATTTTCCCTCTTAATAGCTTTACTTTCTAGCTGCGTTCTACTTGATTCCAAATACTCGCTAGAAAATTTTAAGATAACCCGCCTAGCAGAGATGGCCTCTGTTATAAACACTGAACTGTGGGAGTTACCGCAACCAAAAACCAAACCCGTTGTTGCAGTCTACCCAAGTTCGTTTTTAGATCAGACCGGTCAGCGTCGTAGCAACAGCACTTTTGCTACGTTTAGCACTGCGGTTACCCAAGCGCCGTACACTCTTTTGATACAAGCGCTCAAGCATACTGCGCAAGGCGATTTCTTTGAGGTCGTCGAACGTATCGGTCTTGATAATCTAAGTAAAGAACGTCAGCTTATTCGTTCTACTAGAGAAAGTTTTGACGAAGCACAAAAACTAAAACCGTTAATGTTTGCTGGGATTCTTATCGAAGGCGCAGTAGTTAGCTACGAAAGCAACATAAGAACAGGTGGTACCGGGGGCAGAGTATTAGGTATTGGCATGAGTAGAAGCTACCGACAAGATACCGTTACCGTAAGTCTTCGAACCGTGTCTGTTTTGACTGGACGCATACTAACAGAGGTTACGACAACCAAAAGCATATTAAGTGTAGGCATCAACGAAGACGTGTTTAGGTTTGTTTTTAATCAAACTGAACTTGTCGAAATAGAAAACGGTAACGTCGAGAACGAATCGATTACCATAGCGTTGCAATCTGCTATTGAGATGGCAGTTTTAAAGACAGTCGAAAAGGGTATAATAAAAAATTATTGGAGTTACAAAGATGATTAAATATTTATTAATCTTCTTAGCAAGCTTTGTATACGCCGCGGATAACGAAGTCTCCATAGATCAAGTTGGTGGTACCATCAACATTGATGTAGAACAGCTAGGGTCAGGCAACTTAATAGGTGGTGCATCAGCCTCTGCTGGAAGCATGACACCATTAGACTTAGACGGTGTCACGATGACTTTGGATATTAATCAAATAGGTTCAAGCAACTTATTTAGAGGAGATATCTATGCAGACTCGTACACAGGTTTCTTTGAGTTTAGCGGTGGGTCAAACATTTTCGATATTCAAACAGATCCAAGCGATACCTACGGAGCTGATTCAAGCAACGTCAACATACAGGTTACCGGGTCGAGTAATGATATGTCGTTAGATCAAGCAACAAACGCTATGGCATCGACACTTGATTTAGATTGGATTATCAACGGTTCTAACAACACCATAGATTCTGACATAGATGTAGACTTGGCTACTAACTACATGGATATAGACGGGTCTGATAATACGATAAACTATAACGGAGACGGCTACCAAGGTGGCTACTTTTATTTAGATCATACAGGTGGTTCAAGAACGTTAAATGTTACACAAGCTTCTACTTTGGATAACGATTGGTTACGGGTCATTAGTAACGGCTCAAATGGATCTTTCTGCATTATCCAAAACGACCAAGGCACAGCCACAAGCTGCCCTTGATGTTGGGTCAGTAGAAGAAGTATCAGGGTTTGCTCAGATAGAAAGAGATGAGTCTTTTGCTGTGACGCAAGACTTTGTCGTGCAATCCTACGACAAAGCGCAAACCGAAGCAGGTCGTATGGGCATACGCTTTGTAGACGACACGACCATTAAAATTACTGAACACTCCATGGTTGTTATAGACGAGTTTGTCTTTGACCCAGACCCCTCTAAATCAAAACTAGCAGTCAACTTTTTAAAAGGCACAGCACGTTTCACTACTGGGCTTACCGGCAAAGTGGCTAAAGAAAACATGGTGTTGCGAACCAACTCAGCCACTGTAGGTATCCGGGGTACAGACTTTAGTATTACTGTAAATCCAGATACATCTGAGTCACTTTTTATACTTTTACCCGATGAAGACGGTGCGCCGTCAGGGGAGATATCGATAACGACAGCCATGGGTACAGTGGTTCTTAATCAAGCTTTTCAAGCTACCACTACGACCACCTTAGAAACTGCGCCGAGCGAACCGGTGATACTAGATTTGTCGTTAGATTTTATTGATAACATGCTTATCGTAACGCCGCCCAAACGTTCTAGATCCTTTGACGAAGAACAAGGGACCACGGACACTGTCGACCCAATACTGGACTTCAACGAGCTAGACATAGACTATCTGGCAGAAGAAAACTTAGGCGAAGAGGGACTAGAGTTTACCGAGCTAGACTACGATGCACTAAACGTAAACTTTTTGGAAGACCTGTTAGATATCATTAGCGAGCTAGATAAAATAGACGATGAAGACCGATTAGCACAGGAAGCAACTACAACAAGCATAAAAGGCACGGCGGTGGGACAAGATACAAAAACACAAATAACTACAATAGTTACCGGAGAAAAGATAAAATTAAGCAGAGCCGTGGGATCTAGCGCAGCTATAAACATAGATAGCGGCAATAGTTACACCGTCGTACTAGAACAAGATGGCGTGGTAAACGAAGTAAAAGTCAACGGCGGCAGCGATTCGACCATCGTCATTAGACAGGGCAATGGTTAATCGGTATTATTTGTGCATAGTTGAGAGGAACGTTTTATGCCTTTACAAAAGACTACATTCAACCCCGGGATCAATAGAGAAGGGACAGCTTACGATAACGAAGGCGGGTGGTTTGACTGTAATTTAATTAGGTTCCGTGCGGGCAGACCGGAGAAGTTTGGCGGTTGGTCCAAGCTGCTTTCTGCTACTTATCAAGGTACAGCTAGAGCACTACACAATTTTATATCTTTAGCAGGCACTAAATACTTAGGTATAGGCACGCATTTAAAATATTACATTGTAGAAAACAACGATGCTTTTAATGACGTAACACCTATAAGAAACACCACAGGCAACAACGAAATAGCTTTTTCTGCATCAAACGGTTCGTCTACTCTTACGATCACCGATACTAGTCATGGAGCAGTACAAAATGATTTTGTTACTTTCTCTGGCGCAGTTTCGTTAGGCGGTAACATCACCGCTGCTGTTCTCAATCAAGAATATCAAATAGCTACCGTAACAGACGGTAACACATACACAGTAGTGGCTAAAGACACTAGCGGTAGTACAGTGACCGCAAACGGCAGTGATACAGGTAACGGACAAGGCACTGTTGTAGGAGCGTATCAAATCAATACGGGACTAGATGCCTACGTATCATCAACAGGTTGGGGAGCAAACAGTTGGGGGTCTAGCGGTTGGGGCTCGACTACGCCTTTGTCTGCTGCAAACCAATTAAGAATTTACACTCACGATAACTACGGAGAAGATTTAATCTTTAACGTTAGAGCGGGCGGTGTTTATCGTTGGATAGAGAACAACGGCACAGGGACAAGGGCGACAGCTCTATCTGACGCTACTGGAGCTAATCAAGTGCCTACAGCCGCGCTACAAGTTTTAACATCTGAAACAGACAGACACCTAATAGTTTTAGGAGCGGATCCACTTAACACCAGTAACGTTAGAACAGGATCGGTTGATCCTATGTTGATAGCCTTTAGTGATCAAGAGAATCCGTTGGACTTTGAAACAAGGACCACAAACTCTGCTGGGGAGCTAAGATTGTCTTCGGGATCTTTAATTATAGGCGCAGTAAAATCAAGACAGGAGATAGTTATCTTTACCGATACGTCTGTCTACAGTATGCAGTTTATAGGACCGCCGTTTACTTTTGGTCTTAACTTAATAAACGAATCAACAGGACTGATAGGTCCAAAAGCTGCCGTAACTGGACCTAACGGTGTGTATTACATGAGTTACGATGCTTTCTATTTATACAATGGTAGTGTTCAACAATTACCGTGCAGCGTAAGAAACTATGTGTTTAGCGATATAAACCAAGGACAAGCATACAAAATAAACGCGTTCACTAATAACAAACACTCTGAAGTAGGTTGGTTCTATCCGTCGGCTAGTTCTAGTGAGGTAGACAGATACGTTATCTACAACTATCTAGAAAAAGTTTGGTACTACGGGCAGATATCTAGAACTGCTTGGTTAGACTCAAACATAGAAAGTTATCCGCAAGCTGTTTCTGGAGGATACTTATACGAACAAGAAAAAGGTTTTGATAACGATGGTTCTGAGATGACAGGCGTATTTATAGAGTCTTCTGATTTTGATTTAGGCGATGGCGACAGCTTTGCGTTCTTACGTAGATTAATACCCGATGTGAAATTCTTAGACGATGATGCTAGCTCTAACGTAAACATAGTTACCAAAACAAGAAACTTTCCCGGTGATTCACTGACCACGGACAACACCGCAACGGTTACTCCGTCAACGCAGCAAGAACACATGCGAGCAAGGGGCAGACAAGCTGCTGTACGTATAGCGTCTAACGACGGCGATAGCGGTAACGTAGGAGTGGGCTGGCGTTTGGGTGCGTTAAGATACGACATACGACCTGACGGCAAGAAGTAATGGCCAAGCTCTTACCAACCAGACTCCCGGCTGCAACCACAGAAATAAGCGTAGATTTATACAATCGTTTAATAAGAATACTAGAACTTAACTTAGGAGAGTTTGACCCAAGCAACACCGATCAATTTACGACAACAGAAAGAAACAAAGCTATTTTTAATCCCGGAAGCATTATATGGAACACCACTGTAAATTCTTTACAGGTATGGACAGGGTTCGGTTGGTACAATATAGATGCAGCGCCAGAAGAAGAACGAGGCTTGAAAGGAACTGCATCAGTTGGTACAGTTTTTGTACAGACTAAAAAAGGTTCGCAGGTATATTTATAAAATGGCAATTACAAGAGCACAGTTAGCTAAAACAACCAAGAAACGTAACCACCGAGGATGTGGTAAGGTTATGAAAGGTCGTAGGAAGAAGACTACTTATGCCTAGAAAAAAGGCAAAAATGCCTGCTAGGAACAAGAAGAACTTCCGTTCTACGAAGTCTGGGGCAGGCATGACTAAAGCTGGCGTTAAAGCCTACCGTAAACTAAACCCCGGAAGTAAATTAAAAACAGCTGTAACAGGTAAGGTTAAAAAGGGTAGTAAAGCAGCGAAAAGACGTAAGTCGTATTGTGCTAGATCTGCTGGGCAAATGAAAAAGTTTCCTAAAGCAGCAAAGAACCCGAACTCAAGATTAAGACAAGCTAGACGAAGATGGAGGTGCTAGATGGTTAGAATAGGTAACGTAGGTAGAAAAAAAGTTGGCATGAAAAAGGACATGTCTTCAGCCGTTCTAAGATTAAAAAAAGGCGGTAAGGTCAAAAAGAAAAAATCTAAAAAGAAAAGTGGCTCTACGCCAACTAACCCTGCTTTGTATTCTAGAGTAAAAGCAGAAGCGAAAAGGAAGTTTGACGTGTACCCTAGTGCATACGCAAACGCTTGGTTAGTTAGAACATACAAAAAACGTGGTGGCGGATACAGATAATGGCCACCGGTTTAAAGAAATGGTTCCAAGAAGACTGGGTCGATATTGGAAGAAAGAACAAGAAAGGTGGCTTTGCCAAGTGTGGACGTAAAAAAGCGTCTACCAAAAGAAAAGGCTACCCGAAATGTGTGCCGCGTTCAAAAGCTATGTCTATGACAAAAGCAGAACGGGCAAGCGCTGTAAAGCGTAAACGAGCGAAAGCTCAAGGGGTTGGTGGTAAACCAACAAACGTTAAAACTTTTACAAAAAAGAAAAAAAGGAGATAGTTATGCCGGGACATAAAATGATGAAAAAAGCCAAGGGTATGAAAAGAGGCGGAAAAGTTAAAAAAGCTAAGTACGCTAAAAAAGGCGGAAAGAAAGGCGGAAAGAAAAGAAGATAACGAGTGGCACATCTGATTAGTAATGTCCCACACTTTCCGTGTTGGGTAAGAAGGGAGTTTACCGCTAATCATCTAAAATACCACGGCGAGTACCTACACGCCTTGGCTATAGCGGTGAACACAATTCCAGATAGGTCGTTGAGTTTTCAAGTGGTCTTTACAGGGTTTGAAGAAGATGACCCTGATAAAAATATACACGGTGGTGCCATGTGGGCACGTATGCCAATACAAGCGCTAATAGCAGATATACCCGTAGACGAGTGGCCAGAACCCATGGAAGATCATTTAGCACAACCATGGGACTGCGAATCTAGAGATCATTCTATTGTTACCATGGACAGAGTTAGCTCTAGCCCTTGGCAATGTAAGATCGACGGCGAGTTCTACACAGGTAAGTATTTGTTTACCGTTGACTACACCAACAACGCGATAGCTGATTGCCCAGCGCAACACAAGCAATCGCATTTACTTTATATTACTGAAGACTGTAAATGGAAAGGCAACATGGTTGCTCTACCAAACAACAGAGTGCGAGCGACTAGTCCAGCACTTTGGGTTACCGGACAAGGGGCACCGGACTTTGCTCCGTCGCAACATTTACATTCAGCTGAGGGGCACGAAAGTTATTTGGATCCGCTGATAACATTTAATAACTTATACGAAGAATGAGTAGAATATTGTTAGGAGTCGTAGGGGCATTGTTGTTGGCTTTGTCTTTTTTATGGATACAAAACTCAAGACTATCTTCTCTCAACCAAGCTTTTGAGTTGAGGGACCAAGAACAAAAAGCTGCGATAGAATCTTTGCAAAATGATTTTAAGGTGCAGACCGAAGGGTTACTAGCCATACAGTCACGCAACCAAGAAATAGAAGCAGAGATGTCTAGATACTTAGATATTTTCAAACGACATAATTTAAGTAAACTAGCAGCAGCTAAACCCGGATTAATAGAAACGAGAGTAAACAATGGCACAAAAGAAGTATTTGAAAGCATTGAACAAGACAGTCGTAATATCGATAGTCTTGATGATGGTTTACAGTTGCGGGCTAATCCCTAAACAAGTCGACGTCATATCCAAACCTATCGAAAGACAGATAGCACAGCCTATCTTGCCTAGAGAGTTAGATTTAAAAAACCCTTACTGGTACGTCGTATCGAAAAAGAACGTAGATACATTTTTGGAAAGAGTAGAAAAGGAAGAAGGCAGGTTAGTTTTTGTAGCTATGTCAGTACCTGACTACGAACTCATGGCGTATAACATGCAAGAACTCAAACGCTACATTAACGAACTCAAAGAGGTTGTTGTGTACTACAGAAGAGTTACAACAGAGGAGGCAAAATGAAGATATCGCAAGAAGGTATAGACTTGATAAAACACTTTGAAGGTTGCGAGCTAGAAAGTTATTTATGTTCTGCTGGCGTGTTAACAATAGGCTACGGCACAACTAAAAACGTGGCTGAAGGCATGAAGATATCGCAGCACCAAGCAGAAGAACTGTTAGCCAAGGACCTAGAAGAGTTTGAAGAATACGTCGAAGATCTTATTGACGTACCGTTAGAGCAAAACCAGTTTGACGCTCTGGTAGCATGGACCTATAACCTAGGACCAACGAACTTAAAAACTTCTACGTTAAGAAAAGTTTTAAACAAAGGCGCGTACGACGACGTAGCAGAGCAAATAAAACGATGGAACAAGGCCAACGGTAAAGTTTTAAACGGTTTAGTACGCAGAAGAAACGCTGAAGCAGAACTTTTTGACGGTAACGACTGGCACGTTTATTCATAAAAATAGTGGCAGTAGAATAAATTTGCACATACAATAGAGAAAACTTAAACGAGAGACTATGCAGCTACAAGAGTCACTAAACATAGCAAAAGGTTTAGGTCGTTTTGAAGACGACCATATAGCTCACGTGGCAACGGGAGAAACCGTCGTGCCCAAAGGCATCTTAGATGCTAACCCAGAGCTACGCAAAATGCTCTACAATCAATTTCAAGAATTACAAGTTAACCCAGAAGAGTTTGTGGTCGGTTCACCGGCTATGAAAATAAATCCCGTAACAGGACAGCCAGAGTTCTTTTTAAAAAGTATAACAAAAGGATTAGAAAAGATTGCCGAGAAGACAGGACTTAAAAAATTAGGTAAAAAATTAGCGCCGTTAGCTCCTATAGCTGCTGCTTTTATACCGGGCGGACCAATAATATCTGGAGCCGTAGGAGCAGGGCTACAAGGACTATTAAGTGGGGAGAAACCAAAAGACTATTTAGGTGACGCAGCAGTAGGCGCAGGCTTAGGTGCACTAGCTCAAGGAGCTACCAGAGGTTTTGATGATATGAGTATATTTGAACCGGGAACCAAAGATCTTAGACAGTCTATCGGTATGGATATTGTAGAAGGTTTACAAGGAGAGTCCGGTGGCATTAAAGGAGCATTAGACAATTTAATTGACTCAGACAGTCCTCTTGGAAAATTCTTACAAACAGAAGCTGGGCAAGAATTAGCCGGCAGATTAAAAATACAAGGATTAGGCGATACATTAGAAGATGCAAGCAAAGGTATTATAGGGTCGAACACAGCAGCCGCATTATTTGGTGGTGGCACAGGCGGTAGCGGAATTATGGGCGGCGGCACAGGCGGTGGCATGGGAGGATTAGGTGGCATAGCCACTTTAGCTCTTGTGAAGAAATTGCTAGATCAACCAAGTAAAAGCCCAGAAGACATAGTGCCAACTGGGGTATCTGCTTTCGGTTATACACCAGAGCAAATGCAAAACATACCAAGTTACAGAATAGCTAATTTACAGCCCGCTCTTATTGAAGGCGCACAATAC